TTGATAAAGCTAATAGCGCAAATACCCTAGCACAATCTGGATTTGATAAAGCTAATAGCGCAAATACCCTAGCACAATCTGGATTTGATAAAGCCAACTCAGCCAATACATTATCACAAGCTGGATTTGATAAGGCAAACTCAGCCAATATTTTAGCACAAAATGCATACACCAGAGCAAACAATACGGTCAATGCAAATACTGGTGGTACCATAACAGGTAACTTGATTATTTCAAACACGAATGCTAACTTAAATTTTAGTGGTACTTCTGCTCGTATTACTGGTGATTTTAGTAATGCGACTCTCACTAGTCGTACAATGTTTCAGACAACTACGGCTGATAGTCCAACAAACATTTATATAATACCAAACGGCACATCTGTTACTTCAAACTTCACGGCCGTAAATAACAGTAATCCAACAAATGCAGGTATAATTCAAGTAATTGCATCTAGTATTGATACACGCATATCATCCGATAGAACAGGTTCAGGTACATATCTTCCATTTACTATCTACACCAGCGCAACTGAAAGATTCCGTATTGATACATCTGGTAATGCAAATACTACTGGCACCTGGAACGTACAAAGCACTCAAGTATCCACAAGTAATGTATCGGGTGCATTTAATGTTTTGGGTGGTGTTGGTATCAAGGGCAATGTCTACACTGGTGCAATTACAGTAACGGGTTCAACAGCCAATGGTATCACCTTTGCTGATGGTACCACTCAGTATACAGCAAATGCTGGTTCAGGTGGTGGAACATCTTACATCAGTAGTGGAACAAGTAACGTAAGTATGACCACATCTGGTGGAAATATTTACATGAACGTTGGTGGTGTAAATGTCGTTAATGTTTCTACAACATGGGCAAACGTTACTGGTAATATTGCTGCAACACAAGGTGTATATTCTGCTGTAGTAAATACAACTTCAATCTATGCGACAAGCAATATAATTACTGCAAACATTAGAACAACAGGCAGTGCTGGTAATATATCCGGTGCAAATTATGTTACCTCAAACTTTTTTATTGGTGAAGGTTCAGCACTAACAAACTTGAAACCAAACACTCATATGACAATTGCATTGAGTGATGAAACAACTTCAATCACAACAGGTACAGCTAAAATTACATTCAGAGCACCTTTTGCTATGACACTCACTCAAATTCCAAGAGCTTCATTGTCTATTGCAAGTTCATCTGGTAATCCAACAGTTGATATAGATAAAAATGGTGTGTCAATTTTCAGTACACTTTTATCTATAGACGCCAACGAAAAAACAAGCACTACTGCTGCAACAGCTGCTGTATTATCAACAACTACTTTTGCAGATGATGATGAGATAACTATGGATGTTACCACGGCAGGAACAGGTGCAAAAGGTCTGAAAGTTACAGTATATTATAGGAGAACATAATGTCAGGGTTTCTACTTAACCCATATAGTTATGCGGTTGCCGCTTTGAGTGGCCCATTAACTGTAGATGTATTGATTGTTTCTGGCGGCGCAGGCGGTGGTGGTCGCCGTGGTGGTGGCGGTGGTGCTGGTGGTTACAGATCATTCACAAGTCAAACTCTTACTAGGGGCGTTACATATACTGTAACTGTTGGTAATGGTGGTACTTCTGGTGGTGGTGCAGGTAATGCTAGAGGTGGTTCAGGCAATCCTTCTAGTTTATCTGGAACAGGGTTCACAACAATATCAACTTCTGGTGGTGGCGGTGGCGGTTCAGGCACAAGTGCAACTGCCGCTGGATCAGGTGGTGGAGGCGGTTCAGGTGGTGGCGGTGGTGGTGGTTCAGGTGGTAGTGCCGGTGGCGGTACTGCCGGCGAAGGTAACAATGGTGGTGCAGGTGCAGCAGGTACAAACCGTGGTGGCGGTGGCGGCGGTGGCGCAGGAGCTGTTGGTGGAACTGCACCCTTAACACCAACACCTTCACCAGCAGGCGCTGGCGGTAATGGAACAGCATGGTTAAACGGCACGACTTATGGTGGCGGTGGTGGTGGCGGTGGTTATTTCCCTGGCGGTAACTCACGAGCAGCTGGCGGTGGCTCTGGCGGCGGCGGTGGAGGTGGTGAAACAATTAACACAGGTAACGGCGGCGGCGGTACAGATAATTTTGGTGGTGGCGGTGGTGGCGGTGGCGCCGGACCTACAGCTGGTGGCACAGGTGGTAGAGGTATTGTAATTGTGAGATTCTTAAATACTGAAGCTGACGCTCAAGGATATACAGGTGCAAGTGTGGTATTCTCAAATGTTGGTGGTTATAAGTACTATACATTCAATCAATCAGGTACACTCTTAGCTTAATATAGGAATTACAAAGTGGTTTTTAGAATAGGTCCAGGAATATCAATAGGAGGCGGTATAACATACACAAGACCAACTGTTGATTTGTATGAAGTAGAATATCTTATTGTTGCTGGTGGCGGTGGCGGCGGTACACGTAGAGGTGGTGGTGGAGGCGGTGGTGGTTATGTAGCAGGTAACACAACATCTCAATTGGGACACACATTCACAGTAACAGTAGGAACAGGCGGAACTGGTTCAGCGGTTGGTGCAACAACCACAGCAGGAAATGGAAATGGTAGTTCATTAGCCGGGTCAAACATATCAACAGTCTCAGCAACGGGTGGCGGTGGCGGCGGCACAAGTGGTGTATCAAGTGGCGGCACATCTGGTAACAGCGGTGGTTCGGGTGGCGGTGCAAGTGGCTCATCTGCGCCTGCTGGCAGTGGAGGAGGCGCTGGAACTTCTGGCCAAGGTAATAGTGGTGGCGGCGGATCAGGTGTATCTAACGGGTTAGGTGCCGGCGGCGGTGGTGCAGGTGATGTGGGAAGACCCAGTGGCACCAATACATATGATAATGGTTACGGTGGTATAGGCCGTGTATGGATAGACAGTAAATATTATGCAGGTGGCGGTGGCGGTGGCGCCCAATCAGGTGAGATATATTCTGGTGATGGTAACGGTGGCGTGGGTGAATCTGGTTTTGGTACAGCTGGTGGACTTGGAGGGTGGTATAATGGAGCATCATACTTTGATGCACAAGATGGCTTAGAAAATAGAGGCGGTGGCGGTGGTGGTGGCGCCGGCGGCACACCCACAGGAAAAGGCGGCAATGGTGGTAAAGGTGTAGTAATCATTGCTTGGCCAGATTCATATCCACTAGCAACTAGTACCACAGGCAGTCCAACATATACTGTAATTGGAGAATATAGATATTACACCTACACTTCTTCAGGAACTATGACAATTTAAAGAGGAAATAATGAGTAGCTTTGCACAATTAGATGAAAATAATATTGTTCTTAGAGTGATAGCAATAGAACAAGATTTGATTGACACTGGACTTTGGGGAGAACCGAGTAGTTTTGTCCAAACCAGTTACAACACACTTGCGGGTCAACATTTATTGGGTGGAACACCGTTGAGAAAAAATTATGCAGGTATTGGTTACACTTATGATCCAGTTCGTGATGCTTTCATACCACCAAAACCATTCAATAGTTGGACATTAAATGAGGACACCTGCCAATGGGATAGTCCTGTTCCTTATCCTTCAGATAACACCAAAGACTATGAATGGAATGAAGATACACTTTCTTGGATAGAAGTAACATTCGACTAATAAAATAAAGAATAAATACCCCTATAGGGGGATATAATGGCAAAAACAATCATAACAAGAACGGCATTCAAAGACTATTGCCTGCGTAGACTAGGGTTTCCAGTAATTGAAATCAACGTTGATGACGACCAGGTAGAAGACCGTATTGATGATGCACTTCAATATTGGCAGGACTACCATTTTGATGGTCTACAAAAAGTATATTATATCAAAAAAATTGACCAAACAGATGTTGACAATAGATATTTGAACATATCTCAGGCCAAAGATTCATCAAATAATGCACTACAGATTGCTGGTATAACCAGAATATTTCCTATTTCCGACTCACTATCTCAGGTCAATATGTTTGATTTGAGATATCAACTGCGTTTAAATGAGTTGTATGACTTCACCTCTGCATCATACATCAACTATACAATGACATTGCAACATCTACGTATGTTGGAACAATTGTTCTCTGGTGAAGTTCCTATTAGATTCCAAAGACATATGCAAAGATTGTACATTGATTGGAGTTGGGGTCGCAGTGAGGCACCAGTAGGCACCACAGTCATTGCAGAATGTTATGCAGTGATTGATCCAGAGGTGTACACACAGGCTTGGAACGACCGTTGGTTGAAAGAGTATGCAACAGCACTCATCAAGCGTTCATGGGGTAACAACCTTAAAAAGTTTAGTGGCATTCAATTACCTGGTGGTGTCATGTTGAATGGCGACAAAATTTATGAAGAAGCCAAAGCAGAAATTGATGCACTTCACGCAGAGATTGGTGATAAGTACGGTGCACCATTAGAATTTATGATGAACTAATATGGCAACCAGTGTATACTTCAATAACTACAATTCTCTTGCTGAACAGAGGGTAATTGAAGACTTGATTGTTGAATCAATCAAGATTATGGGTTTTGACGCATACTATCTACCTATCGAAAACGAAACTGATAGAGACATTCTGTATGGTGAGGATCCAATTAAGAAATTTAGCTCTGCATTTCCAATTGAATTCTACTTATCGAGTTCAATGGAGTATGGCGGTGAAAGAGAATTCTTTTCTAAATTCGGACTTGAGATTAAAAACAATATCAATATCATATTGTCGAAACGATCTTTCTCACAAAGAGTACCACAAGATAGGTTCAATAGACCCCGTGAAGGTGACTTGGTCTATGTACCATTCTTAAATGGTACTGGTGAATTGTTTGAGATTAAATTCACAAATCAAACTAAAGACTTCTTCATGTTAGGCCGCAAGATTCCATATTTCTATGAATTGGAGCTAGAGAAATTCAAGTACTCACAAGAAGTTATCGACACTGGTGTGGAAGATATTGATGATGTGATGATTCAATCAAGTTACACTATCGACCTGAATACTGGTGTTGGTACAGGAACATATGAAGTTAGAGAAATTGTATTTCAGTCAACAGATGGTACACAAGCAAACGCATCCGTGGTTGCAATAGTGCAAGATTGGAACACAGTTGATGATGTATTAAAAGTAACAAATGTTGCAGGTGAATTTGCAAACAACGTTGCAATTATTGGTGCAACAAGCAATGCTCAATACTATCTATCGTCATACAATCCATTAAAAGATAGTACAAGAAATGAAGCCTACGACAATGATTATTTGGCTGATAATGCCGATAACATTATAGATTTCACAGAAACTAATCCGTTTGGAAAAATATAATGTCAACATACAACCGTGTCATCAGAAAATTAGTTGTTGGATTTGGTAATCTCTTTGACAACATAACACTATACAGATTCAAAACAGACAACACCGAATCTGAGAGGTTCATTGTTCCTATTGCATATGCATCTAAAGAACGTTATGTGATGCGTTTGGAAGAAGATTCTAACTTAGATAAAAAAGTTCAAATATCTTTACCAAGAATGTCATTTGAAATGGCCGGACTATCATACGATTCCAACAGAAAACAAAACACAAATATTAAAAATTTTAAAGGAACAAATTCGGCCACTGGAGTTATTGCACAATACAATCCTGTGCCTTACAATTTTGATTTTAATTTATACATTTATGTAAGAAATATTGAAGATGGTACACAAATTATTGAACACATTTTACCATATTTTACACCAGATTACACCATTAAATTGAATTTGATTCCTGAAATGGGTATCATTAAAGAAGTGCCTGTGGTTTTAAACTCAACATCACATGAAATAACTTATGAAGGTGGTAGAGAAAATGAAACTAGAATGATTATCTGGACATTAAACTTTACAGTAAAAGGTTTTGTATTTGGTAAGACTACCGACACGGGTGTTATTAATCGTGCATTTGTTTCTATATACAACCTAATTACCGAAGAAGATGTTGTTGAATTCAGATTGAATTTAAATTCAGGCTTTGGTACATACAAAGTTGGTGAAAAAGTATATCAAGGATATACGTCAGATGATACAACAGCAACAGGAATTGTTGTTCAATTTACAGACAATCTACTTAGATTAAAAGCATTAACAGGAAACTTTGTATCCGATAAACCTATATACGGTATTAATACTTTGGCAAACTATAACTTCACTTCTTATAACTTGAACCCATTGAAATTTGTTGAGGTGGATGCTGTTGGTAGAGTTTCTACAGATATCGACTTTATGACTGTCGATAAAGTTGACGCTAAGGTCGACAACACACTAAATGAAGTCTTGACAATTAACAAGGCCGCAAACCAATAAACATCAAATGAGAGAAATAAATGGCTAAACAAACAATCAATATTGGTATTAGAGCAAATGATGGCAAAGGTGATACACTAAGAGCCGCATTTGTCAAATCAAATGACAACTTTACTGAGTTGTATACCAACGTTTCTAATAATTCCAATACTGCAAACTCATTATCATCAACCAATGCCGCTTTAGCACAAGGTGCTTTTAATAAAGCCAATTCAGTATTCTTGGGTGATGTTAGTTTTACCAACACTTTAATGTATAGTAATACAAAAGTGGAAATTGGTAATGATCGACACAACAAAAAGGTTTGGGGTTTATTATATGGCCGTTTATCAAATCAAACAGCCAACACATATGGCCACAGTGTTGCATACGATTCAGCCAATAACATTTATGTTGCA